CCACACCGAAGAAGGCGTCGCTGTATCATAGAGCCAATAGCTTTTTGAAACCAGAGATTAATCCCTGGCTCAATGGCTATTACCCTATTAGCAGTTGCATCCTTCGGCACAGTGACTATTTTGTTACCAGTCTGAAAATTCGGAAAACCGGTTTCAGACATGTGAGAAGTCCAAAGAGGATAAACTTCTTTGAGCAGCTCAGAGGGTAACAAACTGTACAAGTCACGTGTTATCCCAGTTTCGCACTGGAATTTGTTGGTAGCGCTGGCATCACGAGCCTTTAACAGCGTCGTGGCACCAGGACCCCAATCGGCTGATTCAAAGAACTCTTGAGGGTCAAACTCGCCTAGAATTCTAGAAATTTTTCGCGCAACTGCAGAATGCAGTTGAACGACTGGACCCCGATATTTAGGATCCAGTTCTAGGGCTCTAAATCGAGCATTGGTAAGCTTACAGAGATCTTCAAATTTCTTGAATTTCTCCATAGCTACTTTGTCTAAGTCATAATCAAGAATTAAATCCTTGAATTTTGACAAAAACTTGGTAGCCGCGTAAGCATCCCTAAGCTCCTGTACGTTTAAGTACAGGAGTGGATCGAACTCGAGATTAGCTAATTGTTCGTGCTCTTTATTTCTAAAGAGTATAGAAACAGTCAGCGCTCGGGGACAATCTAGGGCCTCAAGATACTCTAGAATCATACCGGAGGAAATCTCCGGTGTAACACGGAAGGTTCTTGATTCTTTCAAGAATCGAGAACCATGCTTAGCATAAGACATGGGACCTCCAGAGTTTATCTATTAAGGACTGAACATACCCCTTACCATTTCATAGATGGCATATAAGATGCAGCCATAAATGGCATGATTAAAGTAAGGAGCATGAGCACTAGAGCCAAAAACGGCATGAGAACGGCGAGAGCGACGAATAAAAATTCGAAGTTCGAGCCAGACTCACACTGCCAATGGTACTTTTGTTTCATGAACTTACTCCTTTTCATGTGGTAAAGGTCTCTACCAAGCCGGTTGGCAAGGTAGGGCTTTGTTACGCCTTTAATAAGGCGCTTCAAAGTTGTTCACAGCGGCAATGAGAGGCGATCCTGTTGCATCAGTTGGGACCGCATCACTGGCGTTGATTGTCGTTGCGAAGAGTGACCGTACGTAAGAAAAGAGCCTAGCTCTTTCCAAAGCGGACGATCGCTCAGGCAACATAAACTCCATGACACACTGGCACGTATACCCCAATGTCGGACCCGGTTGAATACCGGTAGCCGTACTGGGCGACGTCACCTCGAGTGTCGGGAGGGCCATCTTCGCCGTCACCCTATACAGCCTAGAAACCTTGGTAGGTTTCCTGACTGCGAGAGTGAAAGCAGGGTAGCCGATGGCGGCACCTAAAGGATTATAGGTGGCGTCAATTGCTCGATCTACCCACCGTGCGACACCTGGGAGAATAAATCCCTCAGGGTCAAACGTTTTGTCGACTCCTATCGTCGCGGAAGTTGTAGTATCAACCGTTCCGATTAGAGAAGACGCCTTAATGGGTGCAATAGCACTCATAGTAGGGGTTACTCCATAAAAATGGTTTAGAGATCTATCTACGACGTCCAAAGGCTTGTCTGACTAGAGCCAACGCATTAGCTACGTGTGTGGTAGAGAAGGGATTTTTGAACGTCGGAAACGACTGCACTGGCCAAGCAACAAGCTTGGTCCTTGCAAGAGTAACCGACATTCGATCTCTTTCTTGCCCCACGTTGTAGTTATACGTCGAATCTCCAGGCATGGTGCCCTTAAACGCAGATCTCTGGTATGTATAGCGACGTCCGAAACGGGTTTTATATCCCCTTACGAATTCCAAACCATGGGGAGCAGACATGCTCTCTAGGTAAGGACCGATAGGGATAAACCAATCGACAACGAAGCTATACGGAAGTATCTCCCATACAAGATTTATGGGGTTTGTGAAACCTAGCTGCGATAGATAACTGGCCATGTGACTCGTCACCTTATACTCACATCCAAACCGGCATTGCCACATATTTTGGGTCAGTGATGACCCTATATATGGGGTTACCGGCCAGACGCCTGTATATGGTGTTGTCGTTTGGTCAATTTTCGTCGCAACACCTTTGACCTTTTGAGTTGACGAGGATCCTGCCATATAATTGGCAAGACCTTTCATCGACTGTTCAACATCTGACAAGAGAGGTTTCCAACCGTACTGAAGCTCAAGCCAGTTATTGGCGAGAGCCTTAGATCGGGAAGGAAGGCCTTTTCGAATCAGAGTGTTGTCCGGTCTGCCTTCAACAAGAATGTTAGCCGCTCGCGAAAACTGACCCTTGCGAAGCGCAAACATAGACCCTGCGATACGTCTTGCAGAATTTGCAAGCATGTTCGTAGTTTGTCTATATTGTGCCAAGTTTTGGGCCATATTCGCTTGAACACCAACATTGGCGTTCGCGTTTAACATTTTGATGGCGGCATTCTCAACTTGCGCGAACTGAGAATCAGTTTGAGCAATCGAGGTCAGCGCAGGAGCAAACGGCATCTGTGGGGTGAACGTGTGAATCCAAGAAGATAAATTCTTCTTGTCTCGCATATCATAACCCATAGAGTGGTTAGACTTATGTAGGTCGACAGTATGCGCATTAACTGGCAGCTGTCCTTGCTTCTTCGTTCCAAAGAACGGAGTCGTTGTACCGGTCCAAGAGCGTCGAAAAACCTCCAACGTTACGTCTTGAATTTTGACGTAAGGTACGGAATTAGTTTCTCGATATTCTCCCAGAACGATATTTCGAACTTCGGGATTTGGGCGAGGGTTAGCAAGTTTCCTACGAAAATGTCTAGTCGTTTTCCCACGCACTCCTTTGGCCTTTTGGCCACGAGGAGCTAGGCTCCCAGCTATCAATGATAAATTGAAAAGCTGAGCTGGGGTGAGAGCTAAAAACGCACCTTCGATTCTTTTGCGATATGTAGGGTTACGAAGATAAACATATCTTTGTCCCTGCCACCGCTCGAGAGAAGAGGGCGCAATTAATGCTCTTACGTTACTTACTGAATGGAAAGTATATTTGAAGACGTCTCCCTTGTGGGTTGACGTAACAATATACGGCCAGTACAGTTTGAAACGTAATTTTTCACTAAGAAGGCCAAACTTTTCCTTCAGCTCGAAATGAATATAGACCCCGGGTCGAAACCGATTGGTCACCGTATACTCGTGACGAGTAAACCTGAATTCCTGTAAAGGAACCCAAGGATCTCGAAATCGAAGATACGGGCCAAAAGAAAACGACACGTGGACTCTACGCAAGACGAGCTTCGGGTCAAGCTTTTCCTTCGCTCTAGCTAACAAGCTAGCCCATATAATTTCACCGGGAGTTGCCATTGTCATTTCCTCCACCGAAACGAATCAAAAAGCATTTTAGCGATATAAATCGCAGAATGCACAATGACGAGAATCAGTATCAGAAACAAAACGACTCTTCCGGCGATGCCGAAATCCCAAAGCATGTACATGAGGAAGGCAAGAACGCTGAAAAGGAAGGCCAACGCAGTAAGGATGACGGATGTTGGAATACCTCTATCACGATTTACTGTGATATTGGGACCCATTTCATCTCCATTCTCTACTTCGAAAAGCTCTTTCTGATCAGACATCTTACTCTCCCACATGATATGCCGATTAAGCCCA